AACTGGTGATACAGCTACAGGTAATTCGACTTCAGCATTGGACGCTACTGTTGTTACTACAGCAGCTGCTTTCCGTATTGTTGCCCATGTTTCTGATCCTAGTGATGCTTTCCCGGATGTTCTTGTTAAGTTCAATCCAGGCGCTCACCAGATGACGAACAACGTCGGCCTATAAGGAGTAACATAATATGGCTATTTCACGCGCACAACTATTAAAGGAACTCCTTCCTGGTCTTAATGCCCTTTTCGGTATGGAATACAGCCGATATGGTGAAGAGCATAAGGAGATTTTTGAAACCGAATCATCCGAGCGTTCATTCGAAGAAGAAACAAAGCTATCAGGGTTCTCTGCTGCTCCAGTAAAGAACGAAGGCAGCTCAATTTCTTACGACAATGGTCAAGAGGCTTGGACTTCACGTTATACACACGAAACCATCGCTCTTGGCTTCTCTCTTACTGAGGAAGCTATTGAAGATAACTTGTATGACTCATTGTCATCACGTTACACAAAGGCTTTGGCTCGTGCTATGGCTTACACGAAGCAAACTAAAGCTGCTTCTGTCCTTAACAACGGTTGGGATACTGACTACACTGGTGGTGACGGCAAGGTTCTCTTTGCTACAGATCACCCACTAGTATCTGGTGGTACCAACAGTAACACTCCATCTGTCCAAGCTGACCTTAACGAAACTTCTCTTGAAGCGGCTGTTATTCAGATTGCAGGTTGGACGGACGAGCGCGGTCTTCTGATTGCTGCTAAGCCACGTAAACTTATCGTTCCACCAAATCTACAGTTTGTTGCTACTCGACTCCTTGAGACTGAGAAGCGTGTAGGTACGGCTGATAACGATATCAACGCTATCATGACCAACGGTTCTATCCCAGAGGGTTACACAGTTAACCACTTCTTGACAGATACCGATGCTTGGTACCTTACAACTGACGTACCTAATGGTATGAAGCACTTCGTTCGCTCTCCAATGAGCAACTCAATGGACGGAGACTTCGACACAGGTAACGTCCGTTACAAGGCTCGTGAACGTTATTCATTCGGGTGGTCTGATCCACTTGGAATGTTTGGCTCACAAGGCGCCTAATAGAGAGGGGGGTTACAAGCCCCCCTTTTTTAATTTATACTAGACGTACTAGGATAACATCTATACCGACTGACCTAGCAGACTTAGTAGAGACGGTATAGGCAGTGCTACTACACGAAAGGAAACAAGATGGCTAATACTACTTTCCAAGGACCAGTTCGATCCGAGAACGGTTTCAAAGACATTACTGTCGCTGCTAATACTGGCGTAGAGACAGAAAACTTTTCAATTACTTACGATGGCACAAACAGTGTCGTTATCTTTTCAGACCTTCCTACCGCAGATCCAGAAGTTGTAGGTCAGCTTTGGAGCAACTCAGGAGTTCTTACAGTTTCTGCTGGCTAATAGGAGATAACCATGCAATACGATGTTAAATCTGCGTTTGCAACGGGCAATGGAGCCATGGTTGCTTACCGGACTCGTATTAAGGGTATCTTTTATGCAGTTACTACAGCTGGTGTGGCGCCTATCCTTTACGATAACGCCTCTGCCGCTAGTGGTACAGAAGCCTTGAAACTCCCAGCTGATGTTGCAGGACAGCATACTGTGGATATTCCTGGTGAAGGTATCTTATGTGAGAACGGTGTATTCCTAGATATTAATGGCGCCTCTAGCGTCGTTCTGTTCTACGGATAAATTGTGAAAGACTTTGACCTACCGAAGGCGCTAGCTAGCTTAGTCCCGGTACTTCTGGCGGCTATGTGGTGGGTCATTTCGTCTATTGGAGAGATCCAATCCGATATTCAGCTAATTCGTGCGAACCAGATGCAGCTTATTAGTCCTTCGGGGGAGATCGTCCCAAGTCCAGGTAATGCTTTTGCGAGGCAAGAACTCAAAGAAGAGATGCTTGAACATATCCACGATTTGAAGGTTAGAGTTAAATTGCTAGAAGAGAGGGCTAATTGATGCCTACTAAGAAAGTTAGCAAAAAGACAATGGCTTGTAACAAGCCTAAACGCACACCAGGCCATGCAAAGAAATCGCATGTTGTAAAAGCGTGTGCAAATGGTAAAGAAAAAGTTATTAGATTCGGTGAGCAGGGAGCTAAGACAGCTGGCAAACCCAAAGCTGGTGAATCTGCACGTATGAAAGCTAAGCGTAAATCATTTAAAGCGAGGCATGCTAAGAACATTAAAAAGGGCAAGATGTCAGCAGCGTATTGGGCTGACAAAGCTAAGTGGTAATGCCCGATGGATACCCCAGCAAGTGTAGTTAAACGGGGTAAGCGGTGGTATAAGAAGTGTGGTTATTGTGGAGTTGAGCAGTCTTATTTACGAAGAGGGTATGCAATAAACTCGTTACTAGCTAATAAGCGATGTACACGATGCTCATCAATAGTAAATAATACAAAGCCACAATATAGCTACAAAGAAGTAAGGATCTCTTGGTTAACGAAACACAAGACTGGTGCGGAGACAAGAGGGATTGATTGGAGTATAACTATAGAAGATGTTTGGAAGTTATACTTAGCGCAGGATAAGGTTTGCAAGTTGTCGGGAGTACCGATAGGCTGGGCAGATGTGGGACGAGACCATACCGCCTCGATAGATAGAATAGATAGCAGTAAAGGTTACGTTTTGGATAATATTCAGCTAGTTCATAAAGATGTAAATGTTATGAAAAGCAAGTATGACCAAGATTATTTTATTTCATTTTGTCGCAAAATAGCGACGCTTAATAACGAGGTTTGATATGAGTAACTGCATGGGGAAACGACCTAAGAAAATGGCTTCTGGTGGGAAGCCTAATTTACAAGCTATGGGAGAAAAGGTTACGCCGCCGGTAAATGTAAAACAGGAAAAGGAAAAGCAACTACGTAAGAAAAGATACGAGGTAGAAAAAGATATGCCAGCTAAGAAATTAGCTGATATGGCGGATAGAGCACGTAGAAGAAATACAGGCAGTCAAGCTAAAATGCAGGAAATGGGTAGTGTCACAGAACCAAGAACTGCAAAGTCTAAACTTAAGCGTAGATTTGGAGCTGATACTTCTAAAGAAGATTACGGAAGAAAAGCCTCTGGTGGTTCAGTTAAGAAAATGGCTAAAGGTGGTTTCCCAGATTTAAACAAAGATGGCAAAGTTACTCGCGCTGATATCTTGAAAGGCCGTGGCGTAAAAAATATGTCTTATGGCGGTAAAGCCAAAAAAATGGCTACTGGCGGTAAGGTAAAAGGTCGTCGTGGTGACGGTATCTGCTCACGCGGTAGAACCAAAGGAAGGATGGTTTGATATGAAGTTCAAGAAGATTCTAAACGCGGTCAGTCCGGTTGCTAGCGTAATTAATAAGTCTGGCCCAGTTGCTAAGATCCTTGGTATGGAGAAGCAGCAAGGCACGATGACTTCTTTGGGCGGGGAAAACGGCTTATTAGGCAACATGATTAAAGACCCCAAAGTTAGAAACGCACTACAAGAAGGTCGGGCTAGAGTTGCTCCTGTAAAGGCACCTGGTATGAAGAAAGGTGGTAAGGTCAAGAAGGGCTACCATCGCATGCCAGACGGCAAGATTATGAAAGATTCAGCGCACAAGAAAACAGCTAAAAGAAGCACTGCTTCTAGCCGTGGTGACGGCATTTGCCGTAAAGGTAAAACTCGCGGGAAGATTTGCTGATGCCAGCTAAAACCGCAAAACAGCGTAAGTTTATGACAGCTGTGGCTAAGAACCCTAAGTTCGCTAAGAAAGTAGGAGTGCCACAATCTGTCGGTAAAGAATTTACAGCTAAAAAAGGTGGTGTAGTAAAAAAGAAAACAACGTCTAAAGTTAATCAGGCTGGTAATTACACCAAACCAGGTATGCGGAAGGCGTTGTTTGAGAGTATCAAAGCTGGTGGTAAGGGCGGTGCCCCAGGCCAGTGGAGTGCTAGAAAAGCACAGATGTTGGCAAAGCAGTACAAAGCAAAGGGCGGGGGTTATAAGTCATAATGGCTCTTGCTAAATCACAGAAAAGTTTGAAGGCTTGGACTAAACAAAAATGGCGTACTAAGAGTGGAAAACCATCGACTCAAGGACCAAAAGCAACGGGAGAGCGTTATCTCCCAGAAAATGCTATTAAGGCGTTATCTGACTCAGAATACGCAGCGTCTACACGCGCCAAACGTAAAGCCAAAGCCGCAGGAAAACAAGTTTCTAAACAGCCTAAAAAAGTGGCTAAAAAGGTGAAAAGATTTAGGAAAGTAAATGCCTAGTACATACGTAAATAACCTCCGTTTGGAGGAGATGGCTACCGGCGAAAACTACGGTACATGGGGTGATACTACCAATGTAAACCTAGAGCTTATCGGTGAGGCGTTGGGGTATGGCAATGAGGACTTATCTTCAGATGCTAACGCTACCCTTACGATGCAGGATGCTACAGCTGACGCTGTTAGGGCTTTATACCTAAAGATAACTTCTTCTGTTTCGCTAACAGCTACACGTACTATTA